ACGAGAGGAGTTTATGGTAAAGGCAGCTAGTCTGACTCATATCAAAAACTTAGAGCAAGAATCAACAGAAGAGGTTGTTACTACTGAAGAAACAAAAGATATTGACGAGCCTACAGAAGCTGAAAACTTCTACGCTAATGTTGATAGAAAACTAAACCCTAAAAAATAAGGAGTTATGAGCGTAGAGCAAAAAAATGTGACAAGAAACCAAAGTACAGCTTTATATACTTTGGAGCATATCTTTCTTTTTGATAATAGATATGATGAAAAAACTTTTAATAATACAACGGCGACAGCACAGGTAACTCTATTGCCAGGTCATTTATTATTTAAACTGAACGCAACCGATGTTGATCTTTTAGATGCGGCTGCAAATATCGCAAACGTAGTAGGTATTTGTGCTGTGGCTGAAGAGAATATTGTTGCTGACGCAGGAACATTGCCAATCAATATGGCAATTCAAGGAGATATAGCCGAAGAAGGGCTTGTATTAACAGGTGGTGTAACTCTAGATACAGTTATTCCAACAACTCAATTAACTTTGAGAGATAGATTAAATGAACTTGGTTTTCACTTAGTATCTGGGGTAGAGAACACTAAACACGACAATAATTAATTATGATCACACTTAATCAACACAGAAACGGAATCACTCAGGCGGCAATCGCTAGATATTCAGATGACGCTCCAGTAAGAGCTGGTTTATCACCGTTTTTTCCTTCTCAAACTACAACTGCAAAGCAGGTAAGCATTGAGGTTGAAAGAAACAGACAATTAATTGCTGTAGATGTACAAAGAAGTACCGACCCAAACAGAAACACATTCAGTAAGTCAACTGAAAAGCTTTTTGTCCCTCCTTTTTATAACGAGGCTTGGGATTTCACTTCAATGGACAGATACGATGTCACTTTTGGTGTAAACGCCGCACCGTCACATCAAGACGCTGTTAATATGATTACATATGCAGCAAATAGATTAGCTTCAATGAGAGCTAAGATAAATAGAGCTATTGAGCTCCAGAGAGCTCAGGCAGTTACTTCTGGAATTGTTCAGCTAGTAAACGGTGATAATATCGACTATAAAAGAAAAGCAGCTTCAGTAGGTGCTGTCGCAGCTTCAGGAAACTGGACCGCTTCAACAGGAGACCCTGCGAAAGACATCGAAGTTGGGTGTAATTTCCTAAGAGAAGAAGGACTTTCGTCTGTATCTAATGTACATTGTATTTTAGGTCAAGACGCTTTTTCTGCTTTTATGAATAACGATGCTATTAAAGAGAAAGCAGATTTCAGACGAATTTCAAGACTAGAGCTTGGAATGCCACAGTTTGACAATGTTACTGGTCTTGTATTTCACGGACAATTAGGTACAGCAGATTACAAAGTAAATATCTGGACCTACAATGAGTTCTATGAAGCTGCAAACGGTGACAAGACAAAGTATATCGATGCTGATAAGATGATTCTTATTCCAGAAGATTTTAAAGGAACGACAGCTTATGCAGGAACTCCATTAATCGTTAGAGATTTAGGCAACGCAGAATACCCTGCTTATATTTCACAAAACGAGGGTGAGTTCACTGTTAATAATTATATTGACCAGGTAAAGAAAGCTCATTGGTTTGAAATCGCATCTGCTCCACTTGCTGTTCCAGTTAGTGTAGATAGACTTTATACTTTAGCTGTATTAACTACTTAAAAAAGTAAATTATGAAATATAAAGTGAACGTAATCGCTATTTCATTAAACAGAAATAAGGTAGCTAAGTTTGGAGATATTATTGATTCAAGCCAGCTGCCGAATCCTGATAATGGAAATCAGCTGGTTAAAGAAGGGTATCTCAAGAATGTTAAAGAAGTTGAGACGGAAGTAGAAGTTGAGACGGAAGTAGAAGTTGAGACGGAAGAATCTCTTGAAGATAAATTAAATAAGCTTAACAAAGCGCAGATTAAAGAGTATGCTATCGAGAATGGTATTGACTTTAATCCTGACGCAAAGAAAGCGGATTTAGTTGCCGAAGTTCTTAAAAATTCTGATTAAAAGCTATGTCTGGAAAGATTCTTGCATTGGCTCGTGAGGATTCACGAAAGTATATAACCAAAGGCGGGTTTGAAAGTGATATTACTATCAAGACCGCTGATGGTTCTTTGACAGTATCTTTAACTGGTTTTGCTACAAAGCATCATATTAGTTTTGATACCGATGGTACTTTGATTAATGCTAAGAACGCTCACATTTGTATAAGTGAAATAGAGCTTAATAAATTGAGTTTTCCTGTAAGAGTAGATGAAGAGGTTATGCTGCTTAATTGTATTGTAACATTCGCAGATAGTAGCTCAGTAATTAAGACCTATATAGTGAGAGAAAATTATCCAAACGAAACGCTTGGATTAATAGTATGTATTTTAGGAGATTATAATGCCAGTTAGAATAGCAGAAGCCATACCGCAACAGAATTTTGAAGCAATAAGTCTTTTTATCGCTTCGCAACTACTTTTGGAGTTAGACAATCAAAAAGTTTTACAGGGATTTGAAGAAGATTTCGGTGTATTTTTGGAGAGAGGCACAAGTGTAGATGCTAGGGAGAGCGATGTTGTTTTAAGCGTACTATTTAGCTCAATGAATTTAGATTCAAAGACACAATTTGACGCTATGTATATTGGCTCTTACTTTATAGACGTATATACATCAGGAAAAGCTGACCCAACTACATCTGGTGATAGAGTTACTGGATTACTATTAATGAAGTACTTAGGATTGTGTAGATATATTTTTGAATCTCACAAATTAAAAGATTCTATCCCTCCAGACTTGAGATTAAATATGTCGGTAATTTCTATTAATACGCTTGACCCGACAAATAATCAAGATGCTAATTTTTCAAGAATGGGCAGACTTGTTTTGGAGATAAAATTTGTAGAATCTCAGGATGTTTTTCTTGGGGTTCTTTTGGATAACAACTTTACGAATATAAAATTACAAGATACCGATGACGGTTATCAATTAATACTTAATTAAAAAATTATGACAGCAATATCAACAGCAATAGGTCTTGAAAGACGAAGCAGAGTGTCTGGCTATAAAATCAAGAAAGGATTTTTCGACCAAGAAACTCCTAACAGACCTCAGATTATAGCAGTTTTTGGTGAAGCAAACGAGGCTAACCAATCAGGATTATCTGTAACTGCAAAAGAAATTACATCAGCTCAAGAGGCTGGTGAAGAATATGGATACGGAAGTCCAATCCATCAAATAATGAGAATATTAAGACCAATATCTGGAAGCTGAGTTGGTGGTATTCCTACTATTATATTTCCTCAGATATCTGATGTAGGAGCAACAAAGACAACGATTGAAATAACCGTTACCGGCACAGCAACCAAGAATGCTACACACAATTTAGTTATAGGCGGACGTTCTGGAATTGATTTTCAGAACTATGATTTCTCTGTTGTTACCGATGATGATGCCTCAGCAATAGGCGATAAGATTGCAGATGCTGTCAATAGTGTTTTAGGCTCACCGATGGTAGCTATAAATGCCATAGGTGTAGTGACGCTAACTTCTAAATGGGAAGGAGCAACTTCAGCAGAGCTTAATGCTTATATAGATACAGGCTCAGAAGCAGCGGGAATAGTATATGCAGAAACAGATAAAGTAGATGGCGCAGGAGCTGTTGATTTAGCAGCATCTTTTTCTCAGTTTGGAGATACTTGGTACACGACTTGTATTAATTCTTATGGTACTGCTCAGCTAGATGCTTTTGAACAATTTAACGGAGTTCCTGATCCAGACAATCCTACAGGAAGATGGGTTGGTGAGATATTCAAACCATTTGTAGCTCTATTCGGAAGTGTTTTAGACGATAAAGATGATTTAGTGGCTATAACAGACTTGGCAGCTAGAGTGGACCAGGTAACAAACGTTTTATGCGCAGCACCTAAATCACTAGGACTTGCTTTTGAAGCAGCTGCAAACGCTTGCACTGTTTATGCAAGAATTGCTCAAGACACACCTCACTTAGATGTAAACAATAAATCATATCCAGATATGCCAGTTCCAGCAGATGGAGTTATTGGCGATATGAGTGATTATAATAACAGAGATTTCTTATTAAAGAAAGGTTGTTCAACAGTAACTTTGGATAAAGGGGCTTATAAGTTCCAGGATTTTGTTACTACTTATCATCCTGATGGTGAAGTACCATTACAGTATGCTTATGTTAGAAACCTTAATCTTGATGGAAATATAGCTTTTGGATATCAAATTCTTGAAGAAATTACTGTAAAAGACCACGTGCTGGTTTTAGATAGCCAAGTAACTGACGCAAATAAATCGGTAAAGCCAAAACAATGGAAAGCTGTTTTATTTAGTTACTTTGATGATATGGCAATTAGAGCTTTAATAAAAGACCCTGAGTTCTCGAAAGATAGCTTATTGGTAGAGATTAATGCTACTAATCCAGACAGGTTCGATACGTTCTTTAGATATAGAAGAACAGGTGTTGCAAGAATAGAATCAACAGATGTTGAAGCTGGATTTTAATAAATA